GGATTATAAAGTTCTATAACTCTTTCATCTTTAGATTCAGTCATAGTAATAACTTTATCGAGTTTAATTAAAAAGATATCATCACTTGCTATTTCCATCCAAGGTTTAATCTTCACATAAGATGTTGGACCATTGTGAAGCACCTTCATTATAACAGGATTTTGTAGCACTATAATAGGATCTCCATCATTCTCATCTACAGATATTAGAGAGAATATTTCTTCACCTGATGTAAGTTTTATAATAGAGTAAAATTCGTCTCCCATTAGTTTTTAAGAGGTATGTTTACAATATCGTAGTTAAAGTTTTCTTCATTATAAATTTTAATTCTTTCGATTAAGTGATTAAGTGTATAATTCTTTCTTGATTTATAACTGATATCATCGGCAATATCATATAAAGTTGCTTTTATTTTGCTTTCTCCTTTTCTGAGAACTCTTCCGATAGATTGGAGATTTCTAATTCTAGATTTCGATGGTGACGCAAACACAACATTATGTAAGTTACGAATATTAATACCGGTAGAAAAAGTTCCATAGGATGCTACGATAATTGCGTTATTTTCTTTTTCTGTTATTTCACGAACTTTTTCCCTTTCTTCAGTATCCACTCCACCGTGAACAAAAAATACATGACGGTTATCATGCTTACTACTATTTATCAGTTCGTATAAAGGTTGTCCGTGACCTTCTACTCTACTGAAAAGAATTAAAGTATTTCCTTTTAAGTCAAGAGCAAGATTTCGAATAAATTTATTTCTCCTTTCGTGTCCGATGATATATTGAACTTCATCTTCAAAAGTTTCAAATCTATTGGGTGGATGTTTCAGTAGTAAAATATTAATATCAAGTTTTGCAAGATGACCTTTTTGCATCAGTTCATCCGTTTTAATAATTTTATAAGAAGGACCAAATAATCCTTCTAGAACCCATTTATGAGTTTGACTACCATCTAGTGTTCCAGTAAATCCAAAGCGATATTTTGCATCACAAAGTTTAGTCATTATAGATATTAATGACTTGGATTTAAACTGGTGTGCCTCATCTCCTACGACTACATTAAATCTAGAAAAATACTGTTTAGGCAATTTGTAAATACTTTGCCAGGTAGTAATAATGACTTGGGAATCAGTTTCTCTTTCTTTTCCCGCATAGATTTTGTGGCAAAATGAACCAACATCCCATCCATAATCTGCAAAATCTTTATACATTTGTTCTACAAGGGAAGTCGTTGGGACAACTATCAGAATATTTTGCTGTTTCTCAACATAATATCTCACAACAGAATATATCATTAATGACTTTCCAGATGCAGTTGGAGATATCAATAACTTTCGATTATGTCGCAAAGCGTCGAATACTCCCTCAACTTGGTAATCGCGTGGGGCGTGTCTACTGATAGTAGTCATATAATCTTTCACACCTTCTTTGGAAATACCTTCATTCACTTCAAAAGGTAATCCATAGAATTTATTATTTCTAAATTCGTATGTGTAGTTGTGATCTTCACAAAATTTTATAATTCTATCTAAGAGTCCAATGTAAATCTCACCTGTTTGTGTAGAGAACAGGCGAATTTTTCCGTCCCAGTATTTGTTGCGAAACTGGGGGCTAAATTTTGCATTTGGAACATCAAAAGTAAATTGGTCTTGAAGTTCATAATATACATGAGGTTCTGCTTCTACCTGCAAGTAGACCTCATTCTTTTTAGATATAACCAAATGTGACATTCATAAAATATCAGTTATGAATATTTATTTGGTTAGTTAAACCCTGCCTGAAACCTGTGCCACTCAATAGCATTTTTGATTTGATAAGTGCGATTCGAAATTGTCTTGATAACTTCTTCAAGAAACTTCAACATAATATCGTAATATCTTATCTTAAGTTCTACCTTACTTAGTTTCTCATCACCATCCATATGCCTCTGTAGTGCCTCTTTGTCCCTAACTTTATATGGGAAAGGTTCTTCCTCGTAGACCTCTATAGGTGCCTTTCCGGTGTAGTAATTGTAGCGTTCTAGTTTGACGCGATTGTAAGTTTCTCTTGCCTTTTCGCGCAACAAAGTAATTGTATTATAGATTGTATAATACTTAGAATGAAGTTGAGGAATTTTTAAAGATTCATCATGTAAGTTGTCAGGGTCAATGACAGAATCTCTCTGCCACATTTCCTGAATTTCATCAAGATTCATGTACTTGTAAATGGATAGAGTGGTTTGCCGTCTGTACCTAGTATATCATAAATGGTGTATTTGAAAGCCACCTCTGCCGTAAAATAATTGATATCCGTAACCGTTGAATCAAAATCCAATGATGTTAAAGATACTGGAAAGAGATTTTTAAATTTTACAATTGCTGTTGAACCATAATTACTATTTAAAACATAAAGAGATCCATCACTATATGCTCTATCATAATCCACGGTCCCATTTGCATCTCTAATTAACACTCTATATTCTTCAAGACTTCCAGAACCACTAAAAGCGGTAATCCAGTTGTGGATCACCATATAGTTTTCCAAATTTTCATCAACAAGGAATCTTAAATTTAAATCACCAAAAGTCATTTTCCCACCAGGTTGTGGAATATCATTTAGATAATCTGGTTGGATTAATGTATTGAGAGTTATTTCTGGTATCTTAGCAGAATTGCAAAAGAAAGCAACCTTTGGATACTTTGCTAAAGTGAATTTAAATCCAGTCGGATATAAAAAATTGCGATTGGATATTTGATTAGCAAGGGCATTTGTTGCCATAATGTTTTATTTGTATTTAGATAAAAAAAGAGGGTCCCGAAGGACCCTCTGGAGAAATGTGAACTAACTCACATTAAATTGGTAACCTTGACTCTTCTGTAGTAAACATTGGAGTTGGTTGAGATGATACCAGGATCGCTGGTGGTAGCACCCTTAGCGAATGGGTTGGCGACCAGACCATATCTGGTCTTAAAGCCAATCTTAGGTTGGAAGGTTTGCTCACCAACGGCACGAACCATCTGGAGAGGAACATATGGGCAATAGAAGAGACCAGCATCATAAGGATTAGCACCCTTATATCCAACAACATAGTACTGGTTAGCAGCAACGTTTGCCGAATATGGGTCGATGTAGACTCTAAACTTACCTTGGAGAACACCTGCGAAGGTGTTGCCAGTGTCATCAACATTCAGGTTAGCGTTGAGTGCAGGGGTGTAATCGAGAACACCAGCCATTGCAAGTGCTGAAGCAACGTCAGCAGAGCAAACGATGGTGTTGCCCTTTCCTCTACGAGTTTGCTGTGCAATTGCGTTTGCATCGCGCTCGATTTGGAAGATAAGACCCTTGAACTTCTCAACCGACCAACGACCGTTGGAGTCAACATCAAGGTCAAAAGTACCAGCAGTAGCAGTGTTGGTTTGAGCACCAGGAACAGCACTCTTATAGATGGTACGGATAACTTCGCGGTTGATTTCAGCGAGGATTTCAGTGCTGAGGATGTTAGCAAGCTCAGCTTCAGCGTTCAGACCGTGGATTGCCTTGAGGTCTTGGGCGAGTTCTAATGAGTACTCAGCTTTCAGAGCTCTTGACTTAGCGGTAACAGTAACTTTTTCAATCGAGAATGCCATCTCGTTGAAATAGTTGGTATTGCCGTCGCCAAGTGCTTCAGCATTACCAGTGCTCATACCTTCGCCAACATTGTACTGGTTAGCACCAGTTCCTGCGTTGGTTGATTGATCAGTTGGGCTGAGGATTGAAGGATTGCTTCCACCCTGAGCAGTAGTACCAAGACCAACAGCACCGTCGATGAAACCTGCAGACAGGTTAAGGCTGTTGTTCTGACCAGAGAATGCGGAATTTACTTCGTTATAGAAGGTTTCTGCACCAGACTGGTTGGTGTAGCGTGAACGCATTGCAAAGATGAGTCCAGTAGGACCATTCATTGGTTGAACGCCACAGATATCATAGGCGATCAGGTTAGGCATCGAACGACGGATCAATGAGATCAGTACGGGGTCGAAACCTGCGGTAGGTGAAGAAGCAGTGCCACCAAAACCACCGGTTCCAGCCGAGTTGGTTGGTGAAGCTTCGTAAAGGAATTCACGCTCTTCGCGGATTGAATTCTCCTGGTTTTCTAGCAGGATTGCGGTTACAGCTCTACGATGAGAATCTTTGATTGGATCAAGACCTTCATAGTCGAGGAGCGGTGCCCACTTCTCCTGCAGATGTTCTGCATTGAACATTTGCATTTGTTTTTACCTCTTTTTAAAACGTGTTAGTTTGACTTTATGATTAAAAAATCACTTTTTAGAAACTCTTTGGAGAGTCTGAAGATAAGCACTCATTGTGCCATTAACTGATTGACCTTGGGTATAATCAGTTGATTCAGACAGATTTTCACTAGCGTTTCTTTGAGTACCAGCAGTTCTGGTTGGGAAGTATGATTCCCTCAGAGTTACTAGTTTCTCACGATAGCTCTCTTCACTATCAAACTCAACATTTTCTGCAAGAGAAGCGAGTTTGTCCTTCTGAGAAAGTGCAAGACCCTCAGTGACTTCTGCAAAGATTACATCGGCAACTGACTCTGCTAATCTTCTATTAAGAGCAACATTTCTTTGAATTTGCTCGTTGAGTTTTTCTTCCATTTCATCAAGTTTATCTACCATGCTCTCGATGACATCATATCTATCTTCAGGGATTGTTACATAATGATCTTCAAAAAGACTCTTCATACCTTGGAGGAATGATTCGGTCATTTCAGTCTTAAGACCGTGCTCAACTGCGAGTGCATTTTCGGAAATCCACTCGTCAGCAACATACTCCAGGTAAGCATCAACACGGTCGGTAAGACCTTCTTTGATTGCTTCGATTTCTTCTACGAGTGTTGCCTCGTAAGAAGCCTGGAGTTGCTCTTTGATTTCAGCAACCTTAGATTTGATTGCTGCCTCAAAGATGGTGCGAGCCTTCTCTTGGAATTCCTCGGAGAGCTCTTCACCAGCAAGGAGAGCATTGACATCTTCTTCGATATCAAACTCTTCCTTCATATCTTCTTCTTCGTCTTCACCTTTTTCGTGACCCTTACCTTCCTTCTTTTCGCCTTTTTCTTTTTTGCCTTCTTTATGAGGAGCCTCACCAGACTCTTCATCATCTTCCTTCTCTTCTGCTTCAGCAATCAAATCCTCTTCATCCTCCTCGGTCTCTTCCTTCATACCTTGACCAGGTGCCGAAACTGGAGTCGCTGAAGTGTGAGCAGCTTCTGCTGCGCCAGCTTTAGCATTAACTACATTTCTTACCTGAGCAAGAGTTTTGCCAGGAGTGTTAAGTTTTGCTGAATCATCGTCTGTGCGATAATTTTCTGGAGTAGGACCACCTAAATCCTCCCAACCACCAGTTTGTCCTGGAGTTGCTCCATCC